AAGGGAGAAATATTGGTGCGCGTGACCGCGCCGCCTGGCCTACAGGTTGAGACTAGCGCTACGAGTAGTAATCCGCGCATCCCGATGAAAGCAGCATTAGGCCAGACCAACATGGCTGCGGGGTACTGATATGGGCTGGCGCGAGAAGATGGGCCAAGTTGCCCTGCCTGATGGCCGCAAACTGGTGGCCGGAAGCTTTAGGGGGGTGGCATTTCGCACGGTAGATGCTGAAATAAAAGTGGGCCGTCGCAATGTGGTGAATGAGTACCCGCAACGCGATCTGCCCTATGCAGATGACTTGGGCCGCAAGGCGCGCCGCTTTGTGGTGGAAGCCTATGTGATAGGCCCCAACTACTTTGCTGAGCGTGATGCGCTCATAGAGGCATTTGAGGCACCCGGCTCGGGGGAGCTGATTCACCCGCGCTATGGCTTGCGCAAGGTGGCATTAGACGGCGAAGTGAGTATTAAAGAGTCACCACAGCATGGCGGTACGGCGCGCATTAGCGCAACGTTTGTAGAAGATGCGTCCAACACGTTTCCCACATCAGTGGAAAACACCGTATCTAAGGTAGAGGCGACCACCAACGCGGCAGACGAAGCTACCCAAACGGCGTTTGCAAAGGACTTTTCGGTGCAAGGCCCTAGCGTGCTGGCTACGCAGTCCATGAACGGCGTAAAGGGGCTTACAGCTACGGTAAAAGGCCTTTTGCAAACTGCGCAGCAAGTTACCAGTGTGCAAGGTTTGGCCACTATTGTGGGGCTGACAGGCGGCGTAACCAGGAACCTCGCAGAACTGATACGCACGCCGGTTGCCCTGGTGCAAAGCCTGCGCAGTATTTACGCTCAAATGGTGCAAGAGTTGGTGCGACCACTGGCCGCATTTTCTGAGCTGCAATCAGTGTTTGCAAACAATACTAGGTCGGCCACAGTGGCACTGAGTGGCTCTACCCTAGCCCGCAGCTTGGCCAATGACACCGCTCGCGCTGACTTGCAGCGCCGGTTGGCCTTGTCTAACCAAGCGCGGGTGTTAACGGTGGCGCTGGCCAATACCGATGTAGTGGCCACACGCGACCAAGCTGTGGCGCTGCGCGATGCACTGGTGGCGCAAATTGATACCGAGCTAGAGGTAAACGACCCACCGGCAGACGTGGCCACGGCTTTGACGCAGATGCGCGCTGCTGTGGTGCGCGATGTTGCGGCACGTGCTGAGTATCTTGCCAAGCGCGCTGCTTATACGCCCAAGGCAGTGCTGCCCGCCTTGGTGCTGGCCCATCGCATTTACCAAGACGCAACCCGTGCGGATGAGCTGGTGGCGCGCAACGGTGTGCGCCACCCAGCGTTTGTGCCTACAAAAGAGCTGGAGATTTTGGTGTGACTGGCTTTGACAACGAATGCACATTGACGATTGACGGCAAGGCCTACGGTGGATGGCTGCGCGTAGAGGTTCAACGCAGCATTGAGCAGATTGCCGGAGGCTATGTGCTGCAACTGACAAGCCGCTACCCTGGAGCAGATGCCCCAGTGCAACTGCGTGAGGGTTTGGCTTGCGAGGTGCGTTTAGGCACCGACTTGGTGATATCTGGCTACATAGACGAGTATGAGACTGATGACACGTCCACCAGCTCTAGTGTGCGCGTGTCTGGCCGGGATAAGACCGCTGACTTAGTGGACTGCTCTGCCATTTACAAAACTGGCCAGTGGCGCGGGGTGCGCTTGCAGCAGATAGTGGCAGACGTGGCTAAGCCATTCGGCATCAAGGTAGTGGTGGACAGCAGCACCAATACGGGCGAGGTGTTTAAGCGCTTTGCTTTAGAAGAGGGAGAAAAGGCGTTTGATGCCATTGACAGGGCTTGCCGCTTGCGTGGTGTGCTGGTGACCAGCACGCCAGACGGCAACCTACTTCTTACCACTGCCAGCACGGTCAGCAGTGGTGTGCGCTTGGTAGAGGGCGTGAATATGACCCGGTTCAACAGCAAGCACAGTTGGAAAGAACGACATAGCGAGATCATCCTCAAAGGCCAAGTGCCAGGGGATGATGAGGAATACGCGGAAGCTGCTGCGCACCTGAAGGCATCGGCCAAAGACGCTGAGATTTCCCGCTACCGTCCATTGGTGGTGATGGCCGAGCATGGCACCAGCACCAAGTCTCTAGCCGAGCGTGCGGCATGGGAGGTGAAGGTGCGCATGGGCCGTGGCAAGCGAGGTGGCTGCACGGTAGTGGGTTGGCGCACCGGGCGAGATGGCCAAGAGGGGCCACTGTGGCAGCCCAATACTTTGGTGCAGGTGAGCAGCCCGCGCATGGGTCTGGATATGGAGCTATTGATCATTGGTTGCAGCTACCAGCTCACCGAGCAAGGAAGAATGACCGAGCTGACTTTTGCACGCCGCGAAGCTTTTGAATTAGTAGAGGGCATTGGGCGCAGCCGCCTGAATGCCAAGCTGAATGACAAAACCCAAAAAGAGAAAAAGAAAAAGGGCGATGGCTTTACCCCGAGCTGGGAGCTGACCCCGCCCAACCCACGCGATACGCGAGGTGCGCCATGATCGACCGCTTGATGAGCCGGGTGCGTGGGATGGTAAGCAGGGCCGTTGTAGGCGTGGTGAATGATGCGTTTAAGTTGCAGGGAGTGCAGGTAACTTTGCAAGCTGGCCGAGCACCCGATGATGCTGAGCACTTTCAGCATTACGGTTTTACGAGTGTGCCGCATACTGGTGCCGAGGGCATTGGCTTGGCGGTGGGCGGTAGCACGGGGCACATAGTAGTCATCAATGTAGATGACAGGCGCTACCGCTTAAAGAACTTGCGCAATGGGGAGGTGGCCTTGTATGACGACTTGGGGCACAAGGTGCATTTGACGCGCAATGGCATTGTGATTGACGGTGCTGCTCACCCGGTGCATATCGTCAACTTGACGAAGTTGCGTGTTGAGGCGGACATAGAGGCCACGGGTGACATAAAAGATCGATGCGATAGTGCTGACGGCAGATCGATGGCGCAAATGCGCGCATGGGATGCAGCCCACACGCACACCACCACAACCAATGGAAGCCCCACCAGCACCCCTAATCAGGCGGTTTAAACCACTGGGCATGGTTAAACCAATTTAATAGACGATACAAGCACCGTTAGCGACACTGAGGCGATGGACTTGGCGCTTAACTACAACTCGGCTTTGCAGGCATTTGATCTTGCCATAGATGGCACTGATCTGGCCGCAGAAGATACGCTGGCCAGCGCAACACTGGTTTCGCTGCTGTGTGACCGATTGGCCGAAACTTACGAGGTGAATCCGGGTGAAAACCGGCGCGGCTGGTGGGCCGATGCTTATGCGGAAAACAACCACAAAACCGGGTCGCGCTTGTGGCTGTTGGAGCGCCAAAAGCAACTCCAAAGCACCGTGATACGGTGCCAGCAATATTGCGAAGAGGCCTTGCAGTGGTTCATTGACGATGGGCTAGCCAAGGCCATTGTGGTAACAGTTTTTGTACCACGCAGCGGATGGCTAGCGGCCATTATCAAGTTCCAAATTAACGGACAAGAGCGCAGCTACCGGTTTGAATTTGACCAAGACAGGCAGTTGTGGCGTTTGGCTGGGGAGGCTTTAAATGCCCATTGAACGCCCCACACTGCCCCAGTTAATAGACCAAGGGGCCGCAGAGTTTGAAAGCCGACTACCCGGTGTGCTGGCACGGGTGCGCAATAGTGTGGTGGGTGTGATCAACCGGGTTTTGGCCGGGGCCTTAAGCGCCCTTTACCAATACGCGCAATACCTGAATGACCAGGCATGGCCAGACCGTGCAGCGGCTGAGTATCTGCCAGAGCACGGGGCACGCTGGGGTAAGAATAGGCTGCCAGCCGCCAATGCAACGGGTACGGTGCAATTCACTGGTGTAGATGGTGCAAGCATCGATATCGGCACCGTGGTGCAGCGCTCAGACAATGTGCAGTACATCACTACGGCCATAGGTGTTATCAGTGCAGGTGTGGCCAACGTGTCAGTCCAAGCGGTGGATGCGGGGCAGCTTGGCAATGCGGTGATCGGAACGTCGCTAAAGCTCACCACTGCGGTGACTTATGTGAATGCAGTGGCCGCCGCTCAAACTGCGCTGGCAGGCGGCGCGGACATGGAAGGGATAGAGGCCTGGCGGGCACGCATTCTTGCGCGCATACGCAAGCCTCCGCAAGGTGGTGCTGATTTCGATTACGAGGCTTGGGCATTAGCGGTGCCCGGTGTCACGCGTGCATGGGTCTACCCACAGGAGCAAGGCCCTGGCACTGTCGTTGTGCGGTTTGTGCGTGATGACGATGCATCCATCATTCCAGATGCAGGCGAGATTGCTGCGGTGCAAGCAGCTATTGATGCGGCACGTCCGGTAACTGCCACTACCTATGTGGTGGCACCGGTAGCTGCACCACAAGACTTCACCATTCAGGCCGTGCCAGATACGGCAGCGGTGCGTGCCGCAATAGAGGCAGAGCTGCGCGGACTTTATCGCCGCGAAGCAGAGCCGGGCGGCACTATGCTCATCACTCACCAGCGAGAGGCTGTATCGAGTGCGCAAGGTGAGTCAGACCATGTAGTGACCGTGCCC